CTGGTACAGCACGCGCCTAAGGGAAGATACAGGCTGCCTTAGGGAGCTCCTTGACCAAACACGGGAGACCAAACCCTTGAGGCCAAGATACTATTTATCGCGGTAAGCTGCGAGGGAGTGACCCGCGGCCCAACGATGCGGGCCAACTCCAAACCATGTGACTGGATCGCCAACGTTGGCGACATCGCCTGGTTGAAGCCGACCGAAAGCAGGGCGTCCGTAGCCGCGGTAGCGCACCACTGGGTGGTGCAAAGCATAGTCAAGCGCCCAGGCTGCGCCAAGCGAGTGGCCGACTACGCGGTGAGCACCGATTCCATCTGCTAAACGTTCAAAATTCGTCTGCTCTGAAGGATGTGCTCCAACCACGAGTCGTGGCCAATCTGTAACCGCTTGTGCGACAGACCTGGTGCCATGCATATATACAGTCTTCCCAACGGCAATTGGACTGCCAACTCGGTAAGACATAGCGAGCCACTCCACATCATCCTATGAGGTGATGAAGCGCCCCAAGGACCGGCCCCCTACTTCGGAGGGCCGAAGCGTTCTTGCTCCAATAGACGAACCACTGGACCCACTCGCGTAAGAAGAAGTGCCCAAAGACACCGCGGTGGTAGCGGCCCGTACACTGCCAATGCTTGATACCGGATGGGTGGTGTGAAGCCCAGATCGAGAATCGCCCATGGGATATACGATCCGCCACTGGCAATTAAGCGTGACGGTGTAATTCACGGCGACCGTGGTGGGCAACAACACCAACGCAACAGGCAAAAGGCAATCGGTAGAACGGTTGCTCCCAGGGACTCCAGAAACGGGCCCGAGCAACGCGTTCGTCGACCACTCAGTGGCATCTTGGGGCGCGCAGCAAGACACGGCAGGCTTGGTTATTGAACCGTAGGCGGCATGCATCTTGGCTTCACGGCGAGTGATCAAAGCCAATGCCATGTCGTTCCAGGACGTGAACGAAGACCGAGTGATGTTGCCTGGCATGGTGCCTTGGTAGAAGAAACCTTCCGCGGTCGTCGCGGTAGAACCACACTGAGTGGTCACCGTCAACGCATGAAGCCGAAGGAAGGAACCACTAGGCAACGCCAGGGCTTGTGGGTCAGAAACGTAGGTCTCCGTAACGCCAGGAGGGTCCATGGCAATGCCGTGAATGGCCAGCAACGGCGTCACATTGATCTCGGGAGCAAACGTTGTGTTGGAATGCTCACCAAAC